GCCGATTTCTTGGTAAAGGGGTTAAGCCTCTCAGGCAGAGACCGTAAAATGACCAAACTGCTTGACTACCACACGTTTGTCGAAACTGATTATTCTAGATTCGACATGACCATCTCATTGGAGTGGCTTGAGCTTGTGCAGAATTACATCTTAAAATCTTGTTACCCGGATAACCGGCTTGTGCACACTGCCCTGGATCTTTCATTGATCACTAAGGGGGTGTCGGCAACTGGCTGGTTCTATGATGTAATTGGAACTAGGTGTTCAGGTGATGCTCACACTTCAATTGGAAATGGTCTCCTCAACATGTTCAACACCTATCTTGTTTTCGGTGACGTCAATGATGTTTGTGCTTTCCACGAAGGAGACGATGGAGTCATAGCACTGAAACTCAATGATGCACACCATGCTCGACAGGTCAATTTGTTGACCAGCTGTGGTTTTGTCATCAAGAAGTTTGTAACAACCGACATTAACACCGTTTCATTTTGTGGCAGGTTCTTGGCCCAAGTCGGTTCCAAATTAGTGTCGTATGCGGATCCTTTGCGTTCAATGAGCAAGCTCCACATCACAACATCTACGGGCCCATTGCCTGAATTGCTCCTAGCCAAGATGATGTCCTACGCACACACCGATCAGTGCACGCCCATCATAGGACCTCTCACCACTTCCATTGTCAAGCTCCTCAAACCGCTCTACTCCGCTCGAGTTATGCGGCGCGTTCTTCGAGATAGATATGTGCTCAGAGACACCAAACCCATTTTCAATTTTGATTATAAGGAGGTCAATGAGCGTTTACGTTCCGCTTTTTCCCTGCGGACTGGAGTGTCCATCAGTAATCAAATAGCTGCTGAGGAGTATTATCGCAAAGCGTTCTCAAAGTTCATTCCGGAAAGAATTGAACAGGTGGAATTCGGCCATGAAGTGGCCCTCCACAAAGACAGTGCTGAAGTTCACTACATGCCCACGGTTCATTCCTGGGCTTAAATCCTGGTTTATCCAGGTGCCTTTACAAAGCCCCCAATTTCGTAAAATCTCGTTAACTATATGTGATCGAGTGGAAATTTGCAGGAGGGGGGC